CTATCTGCCGCGCGCCACCAGCGCGTCGTCGAGCTCCCGGTAGGCTTCCACCAGCTTATCAAGCGAAGCGCGATTCAGCCCGCTCGGATTAGGCAGCACCCAAATTTCCGTCTTACCGATTTTAAGCTTCTGTTTACCCCACTTCACACCGCGCTGACTGAATGCCTGCTCATAGGCTTTTTTGCCCAGCACCGCGAGCGCATCCGGCTGGAAATCTTCGATTTTTTTAATCAGATTGCGCCCGCCTTCGTGCAATTCTTTCACATCCACTTCGTTTGCCTGTACTGTCGGGCGCTCCACGAGTTTCGTGATGCCACAGCGTGTATCCAGCAAATGGCGCTCTTCCTCGGGCTTCAGCTGGCGCTCCGTAAACCCGGCCAGATGAATCACTTTCCAGAAGCGATTACCGGGATGCGCAAAGTGAAATCCCGTATGCGCCGATGACTTTCCCGGATTGATCCCGCAAAAGACCACCCGCAGGCCCGGCTCAAGAATATCGTTAATCATGTCCTCTCCTGTTAACTCTCGGATCTGTAAAGTATAAAGCCTTACGCCGCAGCTGCTTACAAATTCAGCAGCCGCGACACCGAGACTGGATTGGCGTCGCCAGTTACTCTATAATCCAGCGCCACGGCCCCTTAGCTCAGTGGTTAGAGCAGGCGACTCATAATCGCTTGGTCGTTGGTTCAAACCCAACAGGGGCCACCAAATTTTAGCAGTAAAATCATATAATTAAGCCACCTCACAAGGGTGGCTTTTTTGTTGTCATGTTTTTGAGTGGCGATAAAGTGGCGGTGGATTTTTTGCTGGCTCTTTACTGAAGGCATAAAAAACCCGCGCGCGGCGGGTAATTTATCAGAGCCATAATGGATGTTGACCACCCACAACAGGATGCGGTGGTGCAGGCATTACTGTTCCAGGTGTAACGATAAAGCGCTCTATAGACTCCATCGTAACAAATGTGCAGCTACAGTTTATATTAGTGCACTGATGATAACGCTCTTTGGTATTACTGCTGAGATAGCGACTGGTGCGCGCATGCGCCGCGTGCTGGCATTTTGGACAATGGAACATGTTACGCCTCTTAACCCCCAAAAAGTGAATAAATGATACCCAATATTTCACTTTTTGAGAATTAAATTATTCTATATCTGCATCTGCGTCATATCCAACATCTGACAGCTTCACCTCCAGTTCCAGCGCAGTGACAAATCCGCTGTTATTCAGCGAGTGCGTTACCTTTGTGATCGTCCAGTCCTGCTCGTCTATGATGCGCTTAAAGCCGCTCACCTTTGCCGGCGTTTCCGGGTAAATCTCGGCGCGGCCACGCGCCAGGGTGATGGAAAACTCCGCCACGCCGCGCTGTAACTTATCCCACTTCGCCTGGGCCGCACGCATCGCCTGGGCTTTTGAGGCGTAGATTGTCGTCAGTACAAACACGTTATCCGCTTCGCCGGCCATGTATTCGCCTTCTCTGGCCTCCGGCTCCTTCTTCTCCTTTTTCTTCTTCGTGGCTTTCGGGTGCTCCAGCGCGCGCAGGTGCTTAACCTTTGGCTTGCGTTTTACCTTTACCTCTTTGGGCTTCGGGTCTTTGGTGTGCAACCATTTCGCCGTCACGCCGGTATAGGCGCCACGGTCAGCGATGGCGAACTGGTGACGGTCGCCGTCGCTGCGGGTGATGGTGATTTGCGGGATCGCCTTACCACCTGCCGTCATGCCGGCACCGGCTTTAATAAACATCAGCACGCCGGCTTTTATCGCCACCTCGGCGCCGTTGCGCTCCGCAAGCCGGGTCAGGAATTTGGCGTCGCTCTCCTGCGCCTGGTCGATATGCGAAACAGGGATGCGCGCCAGCTCAGGCGCTGTCCGGGCCTTAAGTTTGTTGCGGGTGGCGATGGTTTCCACCACGGCGCCGAGCGTGGTGTCGTGATAGGACTCCTCCCGGCGCGAGTTAAGCGTGCCGCGAAAATCCGCGCTGCGCGCCCGGATGGTCAGGGTGTCCGGCGCGCCCCGGTGTTCAATTTCATCGACGGTAAAATCGCCCTTCCCGATAAGCGCCTCGCCCTGCCAGCCCATGAACAGCGTCAGCACCGCGCCCCGGATCGGCAGCTCAAGCTGACCGTCGGCATCGTCGAGCTCAATATCGAGCTGGTCAGCCTCAAAGCCGCGGTTATCGGTCAGCGTCAGGCTCAGGAGCCGCTCGCTGATAACCGTCGTGATATCTTTCGCGTTAATCCTCAGCATATAAGCCGGCGTCATGCCTGCGCCGGCGCCGTTGTAAAAATCGGACAGCATCAGAAAAACCCTCCCGCCACCGTTTTCACTTTCTGCAGGGTGTCGCCGGCTTTGCCGACAAGCGTCTGCGCCTGCTGACTCAGGTCGCCATAAAGCGCGGCGAGTGAATCATCGACGCGGGTCAGCGTCAGGGCAAAATCGATTTTTCGCGGCGAGCCGTCAGAAAAAAACTCGGTGCCGGTTGTCTCCATGCTGTTAATCACAAACAGCCCGTAAATAACGCCGGTGCCGTCCATCAGCGGCCAGGCTTTGCCTTCTTCCGCCATCAGCTCGACCGCCTTCAGCGACAGCTTACCGCCGGTAATTTCCGGGTAAAGCGTGCCGTTCAGCGTGATTTTCTCCTCCTCCACGCCGAGGAACTGAAAAGAGGGCCGCCGGCCAATGCGACTGTTGGACGGCCACCGGTAATCGACCGACCGCTGCATACTCTGATAAGGCAGCGTCTGGCGCATAAACACAAACATCCCGAGTACAAGCATCATCGCGCAGTCTCCTTAATCGTCATGGCCCATACTGGCGCGGCTGCGTGCGCGCTTCTCCCGTTCGATACGCTCCAGCTCCTCGCGCATCTGCCGGGCGTAATCCGCTCCGCCGGTACCCGCACCGCCGGCTACAGAAATGTTGTAGTGGTTGCGGCTCTGGTCGATATAAGAACGCCCGCCCGCCGCGCTGACCGGCTGATAGGCCGGTGCCTGGCCGAACATGCCCGCCGGCACATGTGCCGCCGCCGCACCACTCATACCGCCTGCACGCGAGGCGACCGCATTTGCCTTTTCGGCTCTGGCATCGAGCGCGTCGGATTCCTTGTTAATAACGCCGAGCTTTTCCAGCACCCACGTAATGCCCTCGCGCAGCTTGTCAAAAGCCTTAAGCGGCAGCAGCAGCGCATCGGCAAGCCCTTTGCCGAAGCGCTCGCCGGCGCTGCGGCAGCTGTCGAGCGTTTCCTTACTCGACTGCACCGGCTCGATAAGGTTTTTAAACCACTGCCACACCGCCTGGAGCTTTTCACCAAGCCAGGTAAACACCGGCTTAAAGGGCGCAAACAGCTCGCCCACCGGCCCGAATGCCGCGCGCAGGCCGTCCATCACGCCGCCAAAAAAGGCGCTGATGGGTTGCCAGTATTTACGGATCAGGAGCGCACCGGCGACGATAGCCGCCACCACGGCCACAATCGGCCAGGTGAGCGCGCCAATGGCGGTGGCAATTGCGCCCCCGACGGCGGTGAAGATGGTGCCGAGACTGCCGGCCACCGCGATGATGGCGTTTATTCCGGTAACAACCGGCCAGGCAACCAGCCCGATAGCCCCCACGACGCCGATCACGGCAGTCGCCACGCCGGCAATCGTGGTTAATGTTTCCGCCAGCGCCTTGTTGTCTTTAATCCACTTATCGAGGCGCAGCACATAACGGGTCGCGGTCTGCACCAGTTTGCGCAGTGAGCTATCCTGCTGGTCGAAAAGGTCTGTGCCAACCGCCTCATAGGCCGACTGAAACTCTTTAAAATCGCCGCCGAGGTTGTCCTGCATTACCTTGACCAGATCTTCCGTTTTCCCGTCGGATGCTTTCAGCGCTGCGGCCAGCTTATCGAGCTTGCCGGAAGTCGCGCCCTGCAAAAGAGCATTCGCTGACTTAAGCGCTTCTTCGCCAAAAATGGTTTTAAGGTATTCGCCCTGCTGCGCGTTCCCGAGCTTATGTCTGGCAAAGCTCGCGTTGATTTCCTTCAGGATGGTAAAGACCGGCCGCATATTGCCTTTGCTGTCGGCAGTCTGAATTCCCAGCTCTTTTAGCGCGTCGAAAGCCTCCCCCGTAGGTGCCTGTAATCGGGTTACTATCGCCGAGCTCCCCGTACCGGCCATAGAGCCAGTAATGTTGTTATCGTGAAGCACGCCTGTCATTGCTGCGGCTTCTTCGAGGCTGACCCCGGCAGCACGCGCGACGGGTGCCAGATAGGTCATTGCGTCGCTTAGCCCCTGAAAATCAGCGGCCGATTTGTTCATCGTGGCGGAAAGCACATCGCCAATATGAGCAACCTTGTCATTCGATAACTGGAAGGCGTTTTTTGTACCCAGCAGTAACTGCGCGTTTTCCTCCATCGTCTGGCGGTTGGCGAGCGACATATTCAGCGTGACGGGCGTTGCTGCCTGAATAGCTGCCGCATTGCCACCCGCTTTGGCAATGATAATCTGCGCGGCCGCCGCATCATCCGCCGAGGCGGCGGTGTTGTCGCCGAGCTGGCGCGCCTGGTTGCGCAGCGCCTGCATTTCCGGCGACTGCTTTTCCACGCCAAGCACGGCCTGAAGCTCGGAGTTTTTCTGCGCAAACTCATAGCCGGGTCGCATCAACGCGGTGCCGGCCACAATGCCGGTCGTCGCCATACCCACGGCAGCGGCGCCGGCGCCGGCAGCACTGCCGGCAAGCTCCTTGCCTTTCTGGTAGCGCGCCTTTACCGCGTTCAGCTTTTCCTGCTGCGCACTGACGCGGGCCAGCGCCTCGCGCTGCCTGGCAAGCTGCGCCGTGGTTTCGCTGATGCTGGTTTTAAGACGCTGCTCACCGGCGGCCAGGTTGCGGGTATTAATCCCGGCTTTCCCGAGCTCGTCTTTCTGGCGCGCGACCGACTGGCTCAGGCTGTTGTATTTGGCCTGGAGCGACTCCGCCGCGCGTTTCGCGGATTCCATCGCCCGGCCCTGCGCCAGCGTCGGCTTTTGGGTGTTCCTGAACTGCGTCGCCAGCGCCTCCGCTTCCGCCTTTGCTTTCTGCAGCGACAGCCCGGTCACCGCCAGCTGCGCGCTGGCCTTGCGGAAACCGTCAATTTTCCCGGCCTGTGCGTTAAGCTCGCGCAGGGTTTTCTGCGTGCCGCGAATCTCGCCCGAGAGCGCTTTGCTCGCCGTCTCGATGTGCTTAAACGGGCGCGTCGCCTGGTCTACCGCCTTCAGAAAAACCTGTAGCTTTACGTTTTCACTCATTCATGTTTCCGCTTCGCTGGAGCGCCTTTTCGCGCCATGTGATGAGCTCGGACACGCTCAGGGAAAAGAGCTCTGACAGCGGCCAGTGAAAAATCACCGCGATATCCGCTATCAGATCGTCCGTCGAAAAATGTTCCGGGAACGTCAGGCTTCCGAAGTCGGCGACAAAAAACCGACAACCTTCCCGGCGAGCGCCATCAGGTCGGGCAGCTCCAGCGCGATGACTTCCTGCTCGGTGAGGTTCGGGTAGGTCATACGCGGCAGCACCTTAATCAGCGCATCCACTTCACAGGTTGCCAGCGCGGCCAGCCCCACGCCGCGCAGCGTGCCGGCATTCGGTTTGATAACGGTAATGGTGCTGATTTCCTGCTCGCCACGTTTAACCGGGTTTACCAGGGTGACGGTGTTTTCATTAGTTTGAGTCATGACGTTCTCGCTTTATGGATACGTTAAAAGAGCCGGCCAGCAGAGGCTGGCCGGGTTACATCAGGCCAGCCCGATATTGCGGCGGTGCTGCTCCAGACGGTCGACGCCGTTCACCTTTTCCACCATGTTCACGGTGTCGATTTCAACGAGCTCCTTGCCATTCATGGTGAGTTTGAAATAGGTGCACTGCGTGCTGATTTTGGTTTCAGTGTCTTCGCCCTGTTTACTTTCGCCGCCGTCGATTTCCTTATGACGGCCACGCATGACCACCTCAACGGCCACCGTTTCGCCGGTGTCGTCGCGCTGGTAGGAGCCGGCAAAGCGCAGGGCCACCGAGTCGGCACCGGCGGCGCCGTACTGCGCCCAGATGGACTCATCGGGGAAGCCCCCGAGCGTCCACTCCATCGAGAGCGCGTCGTCATCGAGACCAAAATCAACCGGGGCGCTGCCGTTCATGCCGGCGCCGCGATAGTTCTCCAGCTTGCGGGTCAGCTTCGGCAGGGTGACCGACTTCACGACGCCGAGATAGCTCAGGCCGTCGTTAAACAGGTTCATGTGTTTGAGCTTGCGCGGAAGTGCCATGTGCTTTTGCTCCTTAAGCGTTAGCCACTGACGAAATCAGATTCGCCAGGTATTTGTCAGTGATGCGCTGGCGCAGCGTCAGGTTGTCCAGCGGCGGGACCGGCGTGTAGTCGTAGTCAAGCAGCAGCTTACCGGCCTTCAGAGTCTCTTTGTCGTTCGCCGACTCATCCACCCAGCACTGCGCGTCGACGATATAGCCGGCGGTTTTCAGCTCGCGGAATTTGGCGTTGATGCCGTCCACGATGTCGCGGATAAGCGTCGGCGTGACCGGTTTATCCATCGCCCACATGTGCGCCTCAGCGATGGTGTCGGCGAGCACCGCCTCGGCGGTCAGCAGCGCTTTCATGCCGGTAAGCTGGCCGTTTTCATCGGTGCCGCCAATGATGTTCGAGACGGTCTGCGTGAGCGCCTCCTCGCTTTCACCGGTGCCTTCAGCCACGCGCACGACGACGGTGACGGGCTTCGCCTGGTCAGCGATAGCCTGAAGGGCGGCGGCCAGCGTGCCTTTTTTGCCGGCTTTGGCGATGGCGCTCTGCACGTTGGTAATCAGTACCGGCACGTTAAGAGGAAAGGTAGCGGCGTCGGCATCGCTGGCCGTACAGACCATGCCGATAATTGCCGTAGAAACAGTGGAAATGACGCGCGTGCCGTCGTTGACTTCGACGACCTGAACGCCGTGATGGTAATCACTCATCCGGGTAACTCCGTGGGGGTTAGGGGTGAGTGTTATTTTCAGGCCCGCCGGGGTGGCGGGCTATTTATCAGGGTTGGGGTATGCCTGGCACAACGCATGATAAGGCAACAGACCGAAAAAAATTAAACAGGAGCTTCAGGCCATGTAATTTCTGACGCTTCGCTGGTATCAATGCGGTTAAGCAGCACGCGGTACTGTAACCACTCAGTTAACCGCATCTTTTCCTCGTCTGTCGCTATGCCGAGATTTACCGCATCCTGAAGCGGGGCAATCGCATCGCCCGCCGCCCTCATCAGCGCGGTCTTTTTACTGGCGGCCAGCGCGTTCAGCGTTTCCGGGTCGGGCGGTGGCGGATCGGCAAGTACCGGCTGCCCGTACTCGTTTGACGTGATAACTTTGCCTCCGGTCTGGGATTCCAGAAGGTACTGATACCAGCTTACTGATACCTCCCGCGCATCATCAGGCCAGCACTGTTGTTGCTCGTAATCGGCCCGCATCTGCTCAGGATAAAAACCGTTAGTTGTGGCGCTAAAAAATACTTTCATCTCATCGTCCTATTGCCATCCAGCCCACGGTGTTACGTTGCGAGGCCACAATCACAAATCCTGTCGTGGATGTGCTCGATGCCCCCGCATCGCCGTAAGTGCCGCTGTTAACGTTCAGAGACAGCGACGGAACAATACTGAATGCCACGGGGAACGTAACACCCTGGCCGCTTGTCGATACGGCGACCTTGCCATACTGGATAAGCAGCCCGGTGTTGGTATCCCTGAACCACCCGTTGGCCCCAAGCGAGGCGCTGTTGACTCTCTGAAAGCGCGCATCAGATTCCGCTTTCGTGTAAGCCTGCCCAGCCGGGGTGTAACTGCCTTTGGGCTGGTAGCGGGCGTCACCCTCTGCTTTGGTATATGCCCCCACATCCCCCGCCGTGGGCCTGTTGGCTTCGTCATACTGCTGGCTCCAGGCTGACCATGAGCCGTTAAATGCCGTGCGGATATACGCGCGGGAATTGTTGAAAACCCGGTAAATCTGCGTGATACCGGCGTGCTTATAGACTTCAAGCGAACCCGCGACAGCCTCCGGGTAATTCTTTCCGTTAGCCGCCTGCGAATTAGCAAGCTGGTAATACAGCCCCGGCACGGTGTAAGCGTTAAGGTCTGCCGCGCTGCCGATGCTGACCGACTGCCCGTCAAAAATATCCTGCGCGGTGATGGTGATATCTTCGCTCAGGGCGCGACCGTTAACCGTGCGCCCGGACGGCACGCGGCCACTGGCGTTATCATTAGCCGCCTTGACGGCCTTTGCCGTTGCCGCCAGCGTTTCGGAGCTGCTGTCGGTCGCGCTTGTGAGCTGAACCAGCCCTTTTTGCGTCGTGGAAGCGTCCTGCGCCGTGTATTTCCCTTTCGCCAGGTCATATGCCGACTTCACCGCTTTGGGCGTGGCGGCCAGCGTTTCGGAGGTGCTGTCGGTGGCGCTGCTTAGCTGTACGAAACCTTTCGCGGTCAGCGTGCCGTCAGGGTGTCGGCGGGATTGTTCATGATCCGCGAGCTTTTCATCGACATAACTCTGCGTCGTGATGACCGTGGTGCTGTCAATCGTCAGCTCAACCGATGCCACGTCCGACAGAATGATGACCATGCGTAAAGTCTGCGCGCGACCAGACCCTTCTTCGAGTTTTGGCTTGTAACTTTCCGCCATGTTACCGACAGCGACGAGCACACCAGTATCATCATAGAGCCCCATTTCACGCAGCCAGAAACCGCCCGTTTCAGGCGGAATGACCAGTTCGGCTACCACGTAATTTTTATGTTTGTTGTCCTGGCTGATTTTATTCAGCGCATGGCGCCAGACTTCATTAACAAGTTTCGTCTGTGACGGTGCCGGCTGCGGCAGTGAGCCGGCGCCATCGCCCACGGCCATTGCGGTAATGTTGACTTTCTTACCCCCCGGCGTCAGGGCGGCGGCGAACTTCGCCGCGCCGGCCGTCGTGACTACGGTTTTATATTTTGTGGTCATACGCTGCTCGCTTCCCCCGGATAAACAGTAACGATATCGCCGTCATAGCTCAGGCCGGCGGTGTAGAGATACCCCGCAACATCCTGAATAATATTCAGGCCGATGAGGTGGCGACTGGCTGGCTTTGCATCTGCGATAAGCCGCTCCATTTCAAGAAACATCTCTTCGGTGATGCCGGTTTCGAGCACACCGATATCAAGCCGAAAGGTGCCCGGCGGATCGTTGTTTTGCCACCATTCCGTCACGTTAATGACGTAACCGAGAGGCTCAACCACTCGCCGCACCGCGCCTATGGTGCCTTTGTGACAGTGGATGTAATAGGCGCTGCGGATAACGTCGCGCTTTGTCTCTTCAGGCCAGCTCTCATCCCACCGGTCAACAGAAAAGGCCCACGCAAGCCAGGGTAACAGGCTGGCAGGGCAGGTTTCTGTATCCCACAGACGGCGCAGCGGGGCCGGCGTGTTCCCGATATCCGCACAGGCCCGCGCCGCTGCCACCTCAAGCGGTGAGGAGCCCACCGGCATTAACCGCGCATCACTCATCGGAGCCTCCGACAGTGATTTGATAGCTGGTACAGAAAGACGCCTGCGTTTTATCGAGCACAACGTCGGCGACGGGTGAGGCGAGCTCCACGCGCTGCACGCCTTCAACATGCAGCGCGGCGAAAATAGCCGAGCGGCGGATGTCACGCCCCATACGGTGCTGCGCGCTGATATAAGCCTGAAGCCTGGTTTCGGCCGCTGCCCGCACAGGCTCGATTTCAGGGCCGGGATAAAGGTAAAGCGTCGCAACAATCTGATAGTCAACGATAGAGGCCGACTGCACGGTCAGACGATCAGCCACCGGCCGGACATCTTCATCATTGAGCGCATTCCGCACGACAGCCAGCAGTTCCTCAGAGGCTTTTCCGTTACCTTCGCGCGACAGCACTGACACCGTGACGCAGGCGGGCTGCGGGCTTATTACCGAGATATCCGCGACACGCCCGTCGGCGCTGCGGCCGTGATATTCATACGCGCCCGTTGAACCGGCCACGCTTAACCCTTCAAGCGCCTGCTGAATACGCAGCCTGAAATCCGCGTCAGATTCCATAACGGCCATAACAGGCGGCATAGCTGTTTCGTCGGCTGGCGTGATGACGAGGCGACTCACGCCGAAATTACCGCCGAGCACATCCAGATCGCGGCCCGTGGCATACGCCAGCATGACCGCTTTTGCCGCCTCGTTAACCCGCTGGCGCCAGATGACCTCGCGGTAAGCATTTTCCTGAAGCAGCTTCACAATGGGCTCAGACTCCAGTGCCAGCGTGCGCGCGACGGCGTCCTGCTCCTCCTCGGGATACAGGGTAATCAGCGTCGCCTTTCGCTCGGCGAGAATGGTTTCAAAATCGAGCTCCTCGACCACATCGGGAACGGGAAGCTGGCTCAGGTCAATGGTCGGCATGGTTATCAGCTCACAGGAATGGTTAAGGAAATATCGCCGCCCGTGTCGGTGCGCTGGCCGCTGATTTCCACGACCATTTCACCGTTAAAGCGGGTTTCAAAAGTCAGCCCGGACAGGCGCACGCGCGGCTCCCACTTCAGGATCGCCATATAGCACGCCGACATGATTTGCAGGCGCAGCGCCTGGTTTTGTGGCTGGTCAAGCAGCATCGACAGCAGCGAGCCGTAATCGCGGCGCATCACGCGCGAGCCGACCGGCGTCGTGAGAATGTCGCGGATGCTCTGACTGATGTGCGCCGCATCGGTGAGCGTCATGCCGGTGTCGCGGCTCATGCCGCTGTAGCGGGCCGTCATTGTGTGCCCTCCGTCCAGCTTCCGCCGCGCTCAACGCCGCCGTGACTGTGCTCATCGACCCGCACGCCGTTGGAGGTGAGCGCGCCGCCGCTGTGCTGGATATCGCCTTTCATCGTGCCGCCTTTCTGCACCTCAAGGGTGCCGGTGATGAGTTTGTTGGTGCACACCACTTCCGGCGTGTCGAGGGTGATACGCGTGGAGGCGGTGACAGTGACGAGCGGCACGGTCACGGTTGCGGATTTCGCCGCGCTGATGCTGGCCGTCTGAATGCCGGAAACCTGAAGCGCACCGCTTGCGGGCTCGTACTCAATAACGGCCCCGTCAGGAAAGGCAAGGTGAACGGCGTCAGCGGAGGCCGACGGCGCCGGATTGTCGTCAGAGAAAATCCTCGGCAGCACAAAGGCGGTATCGAGCTCGCCGCCCACGGCGAGGATAAGCACCTGTTCCGGCAGCGGCGGCTCCGGTACGTCAGAGACATACAGCGCGCCGTCCGATTCCTTAACCAGCGTGCGCTCGCTGATTAACAGGCTGATGCTGACATCGACGCTGCTGTCGTTGTTGATATCCGCATACCAGGTAAATCCCTTTTTCATGCCGTCGTCCGTGGTCATGATATCGGGCTGATTTTCCCGTAACCACGCGGCGACCGGCACAAGCAGCAGGTTAATATCGCCGGTGTAATCGGTCACGACCACATTCAGCGTGTAGCGGTTTTCAAACGACAGCGAGGCGGCGAGCGTGGCGACAATCTGGCCGTTGTCGATAAACAGGCGCAGCATATCCGGGTTAGTACGCAGCACCGGCAGCGCATCAGTCAGGGCTTTTCGCAGGCTCTCGGGCTTTTTCATCAGTTTCATCCTGGCAGTGTTTCACGGCTTCCACCTGAAGCGCGCAGCTCTCAAGCGCGCGCTCCAGGCGACGGATATCAGCACTCAGATCGCCGTTAGTGACCGGGTCGCTGCCCGGCATCGGGCACAGGCTCACTTTCGGGCAGGCGTTGTAAACAGTGACCGGCAGAGGCGCAGGCGGGGCGTTGGTGCACCCGGCGCACAGCGTCAGGCAAACCAGTGCGATACCAGCGGCGAAATTCGTCGTTTTCATTGAGTAACCTCGTGATGGTCTGTTCCTGTCGCTGCGCCGCCTCGCGCGCGGCGTCGAGCTGGCCGCGCAGCTTCACCTGCGCCCGTTCGTTGTTATCCGCCACGCTGACGGCCACGCTGAGCTGATTTTTCAGCATTTCGATTTGTCTTTTCTGCCCGTCGGCCACGCGGTTCGACTTTTCAAAGCTTCGTGAGAGCGTGCTGTTTTCGCGCCCCAGCCAGACCAGACCGGCGAGCGCCAGCAGAAGTAAAACGATCAGCGTTTTCATAGTGCTCCTTTCAGGCACAGCGCCCGCTCACGGGCGCGGCGGTTTTCAAGGCCGGGGTTGCGCACGCCGTTGACATACACCCAGCGCGACAGCTCGTTACACGCCTGCCACCACTGATGACGCTTGAGATAGGAAACCAGCGTTGACCGGCAGGCCGCGCCGGTGCCGACGTTAAAAGAAAAACTGACCACCGCGTCATAAACCGGCTGCGGCATGGCGACCGGCGCGCAGACCGCGAGCGCTTTCTCCACCTTCAGTACGTCGCCGACCAGGTTCACGGCGGCCTCGCGTTCGGTAATATCCCGCGCCGGCACCACTCCCGCCGTGTGACCGATGCCCGACGTCCAGACGCCGGCGCTGCACTGGTAGGGCTTCAGGCGACATCCCTCCAGATCGCCAATCAGCGCGAGCCCCTGCGGTGAGGTATGCAGGCGCCCGTAATCGGGCAGCAGCGCGGCCAGCGCCAGCACGGCGCCCACGGCACAGCGTTTAACGATTGAGTACACGGATAATTTCCTCTTTGCTTGCGCGCGTGGTGAGAAACAGCATCGCCTGGCGCCGGTAATACCAGTTCACGGCCACCGTGACGGCGACGCCGCACATGCCGAAATAGGCGGCGACGTCCTGCGGCGTCATGGCACCGAAGAAGGCCAGCAGAACAGAGAGCCAGTAGGCTAAAAAGGTGCTGATTTTTTCCATGGTTAATCCCATAAGTTGATGCTCTCAGTGGCGGGCGCCGGCGCGATATCAGGCAGCTCGACCGCCGTACCGTGGGGCAGAACGGCGCCGAGCTCGGCAAGGCCCGGATTGGCAGTCAGTACCGTCTCGAAAACCCCCTCCGTGCGCCCGTAGAGGTCAGTCGCTCATCAGAGACCGCACCGCTCGCCAGTTCGCCGAGTTCACTCATTGCACGCATGACATAAGACTGCAATTTGTCTTTAGCCAGCTCATTAACTGGCACGCATGGCAGGCAATGGATCTGCGCAAGAAAGCCATCAACGAGGGTTGAGTCTTCGGTCAGGTCAGTTAGCAGCCACAATTCAGGCGGCGTTAACTGGTGAGGCTGTTCAGGGTTGAGCTTGTTACGTAACGTTTGAACGTTCATACCCGCACGCTCGGCCAGCTTCGCCATATTGTGCGCCTGCGCAAAAGCCCGGCACGCTTCGTCATAGTGAGGATGTTTGGAAATCTGAAAATCAAACATGTTGCATCCTTAAAACTCACATAAAGTGAATTAAGCGCCGATGACGAGTTGAAAACGGGAATGACCTAACGCCTTACGAAGCTGCTCTTCTTTCCAGCGTGCGTAATAAATTCGAATCGGGCCACCTGCTTTTTTGCAGCCTTTACGTATAGTGCGGGGTTCGATCGGTACACGAGGGTTGTCGCCGGTTGTCCAGCGGTAGGCGGTGCGTTCAGAAACCCCCTCAAGTTCTGCGAATTGTTGCAGAGTAACTATTGGTGCAGGCACTTTGATGATTGCGATTTCAGAAGCCATGTTGCATAATTCCCCTTTTGCTAAAGATTGCAATTAATAGCCATCTGTTTGCCAACGCTCGCCATTAATTGCCTAGGTTTAGACTTAAATTAACTCCCAAATCGGAGTTTGTAAATAGGTTAAAGCTACATGAGAATTGAAGGTCTTGGGTTAAACAATGAAGAAGTGTTAGATAGGATTTGCGAGGCTTATGGTTTTTCTCAGAAAATTCAATTAGCTAGACACTTCGAAATTGCATCAAGCTCTCTTGCTAACAGGTACAGTCGCGATTCCATTTCTTATGACTTTATTGTGCATTGCGCCCTGGAAACTGGTGCAAATCTCGCGTGGCTGCTCACTGGCAAGGGATCACCAGCAACCGGAAACGCGAAAAACGACACCCAAATTGTGGAAAAATTCACATTAAGTGAAGAATCACTGGTTAGTGATGGTGATTTGAGCATTGCCGGTAAGTTCTTTAGCAAACCGCTTACAAATCCGATTGCCGTCTACGCTGACGGAAAACTGCATTTCATCGAACGAGATGCCTCTCTTTCTGACGGGGAATGGCTTGTCGATATTGAAGGCGCTATTAGCATTCGAGAATTAACAAAATTGCCTGGCAGAAAACTACATGTAGCAGGGGGCAAGGTTCCCTTTGAATGTGAATTTGATGACATTAAAGCATTAGGTCGCGTGATAGGTGTATACAGCGAGGTTAACTAATGACCGTGCGTAAAAATCCTGCTGGCGGTTGGATTTGTGAGCTCTATCCAAACGGTGCAAAAGGCAAGCGCATCAGAAAGAAATTCGCGACTAAAGGCGAGGCGCTGGCCTTTGAACAGTACACCGTTCAAAACCCGTGGCAGGAAGAAAAGGAGGATAGGCGCACGTTAAAAGAGCTGGTTGATTCATGGTATAGCGCTCATGGCATTACACTGAAAGACGGCTTGAAACGTCAGTTAGCCATGCATCATGCTTTTGATTGTATGGGCGAACCACTCGCACGCGATTTCGATGCGCAGATGTTTTCCCGCTACCGAGAAAAACGGTTAAAAGGTGAGTATGCCCGTTCAAACAGGGTGAAAGAGGTATCGCCTCGCACGCTTAATCTTGAGCTGGCCTACTTCCGGGCGGTATTCAATGAGCTAAATCGCCTCGGAGAGTGGAAGGGTGAAAACCCACTGAAAAATATGCGCCCATTCCGCACAGAAGAAATGGAAATGGCCTGGCTAACTCACGACCAAATTTCGCAACTGCTCGGAGAGTGTAAACGGCATGACCACCCTGATTTAGAAACCGTGGTAAAAATCTGTCTCGCCACTGGCGCACGCTGGTCTGAGGCCGAGAGTCTGAGAAAAAGCCAGCTCGCGAAATACAAAATCACATATACCAACACGAAAGGCAGAAAAAACCGCACCGTCCCAATCAGCAAAGAGCTCTATGAGTCTCTGCCTGATGATAAAAAAGGCCGGTTGTTTAGTGATTGTTATGGCGCGTTCCGGTCTGCTTTGGAAAGAACTGGCATCGAGCTACCGGCAGGACAGCTTACCCACGTTTTGCGCCATACCTTCGCCAGCCACTTTATGATGAATGGTGGTAATATTCTGGTCTTGCAACGTGTACTCGGCCATACCGACATCAAAATGACGATGCGATATGCGCATTTTGCTCCAGACCATTTAGAGGATGCGGTTAGGTTGAATCCGCTACAAATGGCGGTGCCCGAGCCCACTTATACGACTCCACGAGCAGAGGTTTCTTAAAAGAAGGGGAATGATAGGTTGGTGCCGTAGTTACCGACGTTTCATTGCTGAAAGCAGATTCATTGAAGGCAAAATTATCACCTACAGCTTTTATGACTTTTTCTAATGAAGCTTGGCTTTCCTCAAGTAACTCACGTATTGCGTTATAAATACGCTCACGGAAGCTTAGCGTTTTTGCAGTCTCTACGCCTTTGTCATTTGGCGCAGCGATAGCTCCATTTCTCAGAGCTCTTGCTTTTGCGTTATTCAGCATCTGCAAGGTGACATTCGGTAGTTTAGAAGCATCAGAGCTATCTAATACCTGAACCGCCATATCGTACAACTGCTGAGGAGGCAATGCTTCAAAGTTCATGTCATCCATCTGCTTAAATCCCTTCTATTCGCTACCCTGTTTGCAGAAATGCTGCTCCATCTGCTGCAAACTATCAGGAGGAATGGCAGACTTCCTCCATGATTAAAAAGGCGTTAAATTACTGTAATGTAATGAAAGAGATGATTTTTTTTACGCATAAGACCTCCAACGTAAAAGTGAATGTGACACTTCCTAATCAGTTTCAGTGTTTAGTGATCAATGCCTTAAGAGCCTCCTTAAGGTAAAGGAACAATGACCGACTGCCGAGTGAGTCACTGTCGCTACCAAAGAAAAGTTGATACAACCTGAACAACCAATAGAAGAAACGCATATATTTCGTGCATTCCTCTATCTTGTCTACATTCTGAACAGGTTTGTTACAACCATTCTTACGGGATTTGCCTTTACCTTTGTTATTTGTACTGCGATGAGTTGTACGCTTCGATTTCAT